ATACGAGTATCAGTATTGGTCAGTGTGTGACGTTTCATATCTTCATACTTGGTCCAACGTGTGCTAGTATATCTAAATAATCTATTTGGAAAGAAATCAGTGCGAAGAAAGAAATCGCCTTCGAATGGATTTACTGGGAAATTAATACCATGTCCAAAGTTAACACCGTTGGGTGCAACGCCATCTTCCAATAGATAACCACTGTAGCCATCTCTCATCGGACGTTCGTTGATTCTACTGGTGTCTAGGTTAGTCATAGACGCATCAAGATTAGATTCGTCTACAGTTTGCAGTAGCGGATTACCGTATTCATCTACGGCTAAATTATAAAACTGTCTAGTTTCAAATCCACTCTTCGGAGCATCAGCTTCTGCTTGTGCAATAACACCATCGTTGATTTGTAAATCTTTGTTTCTAGTGCTTAGTATGTCTTGTAGAGTATTACCGCCGTAGCTGTCAAAGTAGTTGGTATCTGTGGGATCATTGCCCGTTGTTTCTACTGTAACTTGATATAATGCACCGTTGTAACGAACAATCTGTCCAGGAACATACGTTTTAGTATTGTCGTAATCTCCGACAAATTTGTCTTGATCTGCACCGGTTGGCTTAGTTAGTATATCGGCAAACTGTTGGCTGTCGATTACTTTTTTAAGTTTTAATCTGTATAAATGGGGATACCAAGTTTGACTAAATCCTTCACTGGCACGCCCTACATCATCAATACTGTAGTAACGTGGTAAACTTACGTCAAATCCGTTAAGTGCGAACTCGTCTTTTAAGTGTGGTAATTCTATAACATCGCCACTGAGCGGTTTACGGCCAACAATTTTAATCCAATCGTTGATATGCACCACCATCATGATCATATCATTGTCAATGAAAATTCCAAATTGACTTAGATTAAAGTCAATGTTTTGAACTTGGTAATGACCTCTGCACCTGTAAATATCAGGATCATATTTACGATCACGATTTTCTAACAACAGCAAGTCTTGTATGTTAGTTTCACTTTGTGTGGCATACTGCGGTTGATCAGCAGTAGCATTAGCGTCGGTAGGATTCTTGGGTCCTAGATATTTGTGAACATATAGGTCTGTGCCGCCAATCTGAAACATTTCAGAAACTTGTCGGTCTATAAACTTATAGTCGTTGCCCTTTTCTGGACGGTATAGGCTTAGTCTTGGCATGATACATATTTAGCGGGCATAAATATAGTTGGAGAATCAAATGTCTGAAAATAGTAACTTAGAAGAACGTCAAAAAGTCTACGATTACATACGTGCTATGCTTGGCGACGGCATGGTAGATGTAGAGCTTGATCCGATACATTATGAAACTGCTGTTGATCGTGCGCTAACCCGTTTTCGTCAACGTAGTCCTAACGCTGTTGAAGAAAGCTATAGTTTCCTAGAGTTTGTCACAGATCAAAATGAATATCGTCTACCTGACGAAATCATTGAAGTTCGACAGCTTTTTAGACGCAGTATTGGCAGTAGATCTGGCAGTGGTAGTGGCGGCACATTGTTTGAACCGTTCAACTTGGCCTATACTAATACCTATTTGCTTAACGGCACAATGTTAGGCGGACTTTTGACCTATGAACTATTTGCACAATATCAAGAATTAGTGGGTCGTATGTTTGGTAGCTTTATCGAATATCACTATAATCCTAACACACATATTCTTCGTGTGCTACAAAGACCTTTTGCCAGTGGCGAAATTATACTAATGCGAACCTATAACTATCGTCCCGACTGGGCTTTGCTCACTGACCTGTATGCCAAACAATGGCTCAAAGATTACAGTCTAGCAGTGGCTAAAATCATACTAGGCGAAGCACGTAGCAAATTTGGTCAAATTGCAGGCCCCGGCGGCGCAGGTGGTCTCAACGGTGGAGATCTTAAGTCAGCTGGCAAAGAAGAAATGGCAGCACTAGACAAAGAATTGGAAACATTTGTCTCTGGCGGAACTGGCTATACATTCATTATAGGTTGACATAGCCAACAATTTTCTATAAAATATATTATCTCAGGAGATAATATGATCATAGGCGTATGCGGTTTCATCGGCAGCGGCAAGGACACAGTGGCTGACTACCTAGTAAACTTCCACGAATTTAGACGAGAGAGTTTTGCTAATACTCTCAAAGATGCAGTTGCGGCTGTGTTTGGTTGGGACAGAACTATGCTAGAAGGCAGAACCAAAGAAGCTCGAGAATGGCGAGAACAACCCGATCAATGGTGGAGCGATAGATTAGGCAGAGAAATAACACCTAGAAAAATCTTACAACATTGGGGCACAGAAGTATGTCGAAAAGGATTCCATGACGATATATGGATTGCTAGCGTAGAAAACAAACTTAGAAAAACTGGCGATAATGTTGTTATCAGCGATTGCAGATTTCCTAACGAGATCTCTAGCATCACAGATGCAGGGGGAATAGTAGTTCGTGTTGTTCGAGGCCCAGAACCTGAATGGTATCAAGATGCTATTAACTTCAATGAAGGCGATCGTAATATGTCTTGGGCTACAAGTAGATCTAAATTAGAACGGTTAGGAATTCATGCCAGTGAGACTGCATGGGTTGGCAGTAACTTTGACCACATATTAGATAATAACGGCAGCATTGATGACTTGTATGCTCAAATTAAAAATCTGGTGACAGATCGCCCTGCCTCCATTGCATCCCGTCTTTATGTAGAATCCGCTGACAATTTGCACATACTGTCTTAAGATTAGAAAGACGGCTGTTATTGAGATTTCCATCAAGATGAAAAACATTAAACTGTTCTTTATGCTTAGATTTAAATCCGCATTTATCGCAGGCTAGTTTCATGCGGTAACCGTCTTGATACCACTTAGGAAGACCCTTACCTATACCTCCGTAGCGCAGGCACGGTTCACACTTTGATCTATAATAGATCTTAGTGCCTTTTTTGTAATTTATAGCTGCCGGCCTAAGCCCGCAACCGCATAAAGGTCGGGTCATCCTTTATTTATTGCCCTTTTTAACCCCTTTTTCTTCTTTTATAATCGCTACTTTTTACAAAGTTTGGGTAAATAAAAGTAATAAAAGACTCTTAGGAGATATCAAGATGGCTTTAACATCACCCGGCGTGCAAGTTAGCGTAATAGACGAATCGTTCTACACTCCAGCAGAACCTGGAACAGTTCCGTTACTTATTATAGCTTCAGAAGAAAATAAATCAAATGGCGCAGGCACTGGCACTGCTCCAGGAACACTAGCTGCTAATGCTGGCACGGTGTATCTAATTACCAGTCAGAAAGATCTAGTTGATACATTCGGCGAGCCGGTGTTCAAGACAGACAGCAACAACAATCCTATTCATGCTGGTGAACAGAATGAATACGGGCTACAAGCTGCCTACAGTTTATTAGGTGTTAGTAACCGTGCATACATTGTTCGTGCAGATGTTGACCTAGGCGAGTTAGATGCAAGTGCAACAGCACCTAGCACAGCTCCTCCAAATGGCACATACTGGCTAGACACGCAAAATACCAAATGGGGTATTTTTGAGTGGAACAGTGATGCTATTTCAGCAACTGGAAACGGTCAAAAATTTATTAATAAAGCACCTATTGTTATCACAGATACAACTAAAGTTGTAGACTTTGACGGTAGTGACTATACTCCTAAGACATCAGTTGGTTCAGTAGGCAGCTATGCTATTGTAGCGGTAACCAGCACATTAACTGCATGGTATAAGAACCGTAACGGTGCTTGGGTTGTTGTTGGATCATCTGAATGGGCGCAAAGTTGGCCAACTATTGTTGGCACAGCAAGCCCTACATCAGTATCTGGAACAATTATTTTTACGGTTGATGGTGAAGCACTGACAACTATTACACTTGCAGGATCAACTCTTGCAGCAACCGCAGCAGCTATTAATGTTGGCACATATAACAACAGAGGTGTGTATGCCGCAGTGGTTAACAGCAAGTTAGAAATTTATTCAAACAATGTAATCGAATCATCCGAAGGTGACAGCACCGCTGCTAACACTATCAGTATCAGTGGAACAGCGTTAACAGCACTTGGTATCACTGCAGATGATTATCTAGTTCCTAAACTATCAATTCAACCACACACCAGTGTTCCTACATACAAGAGAACAGACAACCCAGCGTCTGCTGTAGGTCGTCCAACTGGTTCTGTATGGATTAAAACTACAGAACCTAATCTAGGTGCAAGAATTAGAACTAAGCGATATAACAGCACAACCGCAGCATGGGAAGAGCAATCAACTCCGTTGTATGCTACAGGTTCAGCAGCATTAAATGGTTTAGACGCAACAGGTGGCGGCGCAAATCTTCCTGTAGGAGCAATATTTGCAAAATACAATATTGAAGAAGATTACGGTCTAGATCTAACACCTAGAGTTGCTACTTTTAAAATTTACAGAAGAAACGCTACAGGTGCTACTACTATTATTAGTGCAGCAATTAGTGCAACAAGTTTCCCAGCAAACAATTATTCTTTCAAACTAGCAGAAAGTATTACAGGTCAAGATGCTACTAGCAGTGACTTTTTAATTAGTTTTACTAGTGCAGGCTCAGTTGATGATGCTGACACACTAGCTGGAGCAATTAACTCAGCTGGAATGACCAATGTCAGCGCCAGTGTTGACGCTCAAAATAGATTGATCATTGCTCATGCTACTGGCGGCGACATCTATATCACAGAAGCATTGAACACACCGTTCAATAACATTTTTGCAACAAGTGGTGTAGCAGCTACTGGTAACTTATATGTTGCGGGAACTGGCACAACATACAACTATGTTGCATCATTATGGAAAGCACTATCATACGAAGCCAGCGGCGATGCAGTAGTTGCATTAGCAGTAGATGGTCAATTATGGTATAGCAGCGTAGTTGACGAAATTGACATTTTGATCAACGATGGCAATAATTGGGTAGGTTATGCAAACTATACCGACTACACTGGAACAGATCCAGCTGGCCCATTAGTTGCAGCCGCAGCACCAATATTACAAAGTGATGAAACAGCACTAGTAACTGGCGATCTATGGATCGATACTAGTGACACAGAAAACTTCCCAACAATATATAAATTTAACGCGGCATTGACAACATTGCCAGTTGAAAAGCGTTGGGTATTGGTTGACAAAACAGATCAAAGCACAGAAGACGGTGTATTATTTGCTGACGCACGTTATAACACTGCCGGTGCAAACAGTGATGAGCAAGGAACCATTGATGACTTGTTAGCCAGCGATTACGTTGATCCAGATTGTCCAGATCCAGCATTATATCCAAAAGGCATGTTGTTATGGAATCTACGTAGAAGCGGTGGTAATGTCAAGCGTTATGCAAACAGCTACGTTGACACAGCGGCTAAGAATGTACGCTATCAAGCACAGTTCAGCGATGTTGGAGACAGCCCAGTATTAGGTGATGGCCAGAATGCATACGCTACTGATCGTTGGGTTACAGCTTCTCCAAATGCAGAAGACGGATCTGGTAGCTTTGGACGTAAAGCTCAACGTGCTCTAATTGTTC